TCAGGTAATCCTCAAAAGTGGTCGGCGTTGTTGTCGGGTTCATCTCCTGCTGTACCTGCCATGCCTGCTGGACATCTCCAAACTGGTCACGCTGCCATCGCTCGTAAGGATTAAGGGCTGTCTTGTCGCCAAAGCCCAGTGCCTGCCGGTATGCTAACTCGGGGTTGACATCGTACATTCCAGGAGTGACGTTATTCCCCGTTGTCCCCGTTCCCCCACTTCCTGTCAGTCCCGCCGAGTAGTTGGTCGTTGCTGCACCTGTGTCGGGGTTAGCAGTACTGGTTTGCGGGTAACCCACAAAGCCGTTAAGTGCGCCTTGACCACCGGGCGGGTTATACGCAGCGCCGGCTTTCGCGTCTGCGTCGGCTAGCAGTTGATATTCCTCTGCCGTCAGTTGGATACCCTGACCGACCTGCCTTCTCAGTTCGGCAATGAAAGGGTCTACCGTAGTAGATGCCGAAGTGGGCGCCGCAGTTGCACTCATGAGAGGTACAGCGCTTGAAGGTGCAGTAGCCGGCCCCATCAGGGTAGTCATCTTCCCAGGGGTAACCCGTCCAGTCGCAGGGTCGTAAGTGCTATCGGTCGGGAGTCCCATCCTGTCTCGGTAATCTATCCACTGTGCCTGATTCATACCAGGTGTGGTATTCATACTGGCCGGTTGTCCCGTCCCTGACTGAATAGCCCCCAGTTTGTTAGATAGATACGATGCGAAGTTCGGGTCGGTATAGAACTGCGTCCCGTTGACGTTCTCCGAGGGTATCAACGCTTGTGAACCCATCGCAGATTTCGGGACTGCTTTCGGGCCCGTTCCAAGCGTAACCTGTCCCGTATTGCGGTCGTAGGTCGAGTCCACTGGCCATCCCATCGCGGCCTTGTAGGTCTCCCACTGAAGGTCGTCCAGATAATAAGGTGCTTGTACTGTTGCCATTTACTTTGCTCCTTGCGGCATCTGGGCCAATACTGCCTGTAGTTCCTGCGGGATTGGTTTCCCTGCTCTTGCTAACTGCTCGGCCATTTGCGCGGCCTGCTGCATCTGCTGTGGCGTCAACTGTGGCGGTGGTTGCCCCTGCTGTGCCCCTTGCGGGCCTACTGCTGAGCCTTGAGGCATTGGCTGACCTTGTGGGCCTCCCGGTGCCTGTCCACCGCCCTGTGACGTCGGAGAAGGTATCTGTGCCAACATCTCCTGCGCTCCCTGGATATCGCCCTTTTCGATGAGGGCTTGTGCCAACCGTCTCACCTGAATGTTGGGCATTTTCTCAATCATGCGACTAACCTGTTGTGTCTCGATGCGGGTATCGATGGCGTCGGGATTCTGTAGCTTGAGAATCTTTTCCAGAATCGTGTAATCGTCCAGAAGAGGCCTGCCTGTGGAGTCCGGCGTTCGGGCTGCGAGTCCCATCTGCAACTCTGCTGCTTCGTCCCTCGGCAACTTGGGTTCGCATTTAACCACGATGTACCAGTCATCCCGAATCTTGTTGGGGTCAGCGTTGAAGGTGAAAAACTTACCTTCTTGATTGAATCCCTTCAGGGTCATTTTCTGGCCTTTGGCCTTGAACTGGACAAGAATCTCCTCGCACAACCATCTGTATCCCTGCTCAATCATGCCGGTGAATGGGTCGTAGATTGACCTAGTGTTGTCATTCAACATGGTCAAGGCTGTGCCCGAATGTGTACCCTGCGGATCCATGCCGTAGCCTATGCCATACGGCACTGTGCTTTCCTGCTTCTCCCTGTCCAGCAACGATAGGATTGCTGACGTTTCTGGCGGGGCTTGCGGTGGAATGATAGGGAATATCTCTTCGCCTTCTGCCAACGCAAACACCGTAAAGGCTTTGAAAGGGTCTCCGGGCAGAAGCTTCTTGCCCTCTTTGGTTCTGTATCCGAGAGGGCCGGCCACAGAAGCTTCCATTTTGTCCATCAGGAACGACACCTGCTTGTTGAACGGCTCATATATGCCGCGTGAGGATGCGTACACGGATGAAGCCCTGTGTTTCAGGGTGGGCTCATTGTTCTTGGTATATACGGTGGGCATCCCTGAAGCAAACCCTACCCAGATTGGAACATGGCCGAGGTTGTGAGGCGTCGGCTCTTTGACAAATTGGCTATCGGCTTTCGTGCCATTGGATGCGCCCCCGGACGAGAACACGATGGCGTTGATCGTCCTGTTGAAGAAGTCGATAACGCGGGCGTCATCCTCTTTGATTTCGATTCCCCAGCGGTCGTAGGCTTCCTCTTTGCTGACGTGATATTCGTATGCTGCCCATACCATACCCTGTGACCCGCGTTCCCAGGCCATGTGCATTGGGTCGAGGTAACGTATGTCTCTCTGGGTCTTCTTGTTTTCGTCCGTATATATGAGGCACTTGAGGGCTGAGACTCCACGCCCGCAGCCGAACCATGCCATGCCGTCTCGAATGACGGGCTCCCCGACAGCATTCAAATCCGCATCGGCCTCCGATATCATCCCAGTCAGAAACGACTCGGTATCATTAGCCTCGTCCCGTTCTGTCTCAGGCGCATCCTCTGCCGTTACTACCTGATACGTCAGAGAGGCCCTATTGATTGCGGAAAAGACCTTGTTAAAATCGTTCTTTGGTTTGGAGGACGTATACGCCTGATGGCCTTCCTCAGCCTGATAGGGTTCGAGAGCGAACAGGTTGAAGTCGCTCTCCATCTGCTCAATAAGGGCGGCGAAAGCCGTTGACGCCCGCTTGTTGTCGTACAGGTCGATGATGTCAGCGGCGGTGTATTTCTTTTCGGTCTTTGACTTGGCTTTGGTCTTAGCCATTCTTTGCCCTCTTTAGCCTTTTGGCTTCTCTCGCCTTAGCCAGTGCCACCGCCCGTTTGTTGATGGGCTTGGGGGCCAACTCAACAGGTGTCCGGCAAAGGATTGTCCAGCCTTCGGACCCCCAGGCCAGAGCGCAGGGCTCACCATCGCCGGGTTGGTATTTGTCAGCGGTCATTATCTTGATTGCGTACATCATCTGCGGCTGTAACTCCTTGCCGTGGCGTAGTTGAATTGGCGGTCCTCCCTTTCGGTGCTGGCGTGAGAGGGTCGGCAGTCCTGCACCAGGGCATATCCCGTGTCGGGCGTTGCCGTGGCAAAGCCGAATCTCTCGGTCATCCCCATGGAGGCATAGCGTCCTGCATCACACCCGTGGTCGTTTATCTTCAAGGGTTCTTCCAACACGTTGCCCGCCCGGTCTTTCTTGCGGCAATAGTTACGCAACTCCTTGATAAGATTCACACTGCGCTTCGTCACATACAAGGTCTGTCGCCTCACCACGTCTATGCCCATCTTCACGTCCTTGTTGGCCGGGAAGACGTTCCAGCCGGCACGCCGTATCTCTTCGATGCGGTCGGGTTCTGCGGAGTCCGGGTAGATGTCTGCCCGGTCCTCGTGGCTCAACCGTTCTATCAGGTCTGCGTTTGTAAGGCCGCTCTGGTACAGGCATTCGTCCCAGTAGGGCTTGCCGCCAGACGTGACCACTTTTACCAATGCTGCCGGGTTGGTGTAACCGAAGTCGAGCCCATAGGCCCATGCGCCCCAGTCGCACTTTGCCGGGAGGTCGTCAACTATCTGGAAGTTGGGCCAGATGATATGTTCCAGATTGCCAAGAATCCCCAGCCCGTAGATGTTCCACCAGTTCGGGTCTATGTCCCGCTTGCTCTCGATGTTTGCCACAACCGAGGGTGGTAACACCTTTTTCGCGTCCTGATACGTCGAGTGGGAATAGGCGAATCGGGTGTCATGTCTCCACCCTGGCACCAGTTTCCCGCCGGATTCATACTGGTCTACCCAGAATTCTCCGGTAGGGTTCCAGTCCACAATGACGAATTTGGAGGTACGGGCGTCTGCTGACTGCACCGTTGACCACGGCACGTTGTTGCCCTCGTTGACGAATAAGATATCGCGCCGGGGGCCTCGCGCCTTACCCTCGTTGTCCGTTCCCCAATACTCAATCGACGCCTTGTGATACGTGTAGACAAATTCCGTTTTGGACCACCTCGGGTTATTGTCCTGGCTCTCCCCGATGATCCTGAAGAAGTCTCGAATACAACCCAGTTTCAGATGGGGAAGACTTTCCGATATGACGCTGATGGTCAAGGGGTCGCGGGCCGACTGCGCCACCACATGCAGGAATTGCAGGGCTGACCATGTTTTCGTGGATGAGGTGCCACCCTGAAGCAATATGCCGCGTTTGCCCTCTAGCCATGCCTGCATTATCTCGGTAAAGACTTTGGTGGTCTGCATGGTCAAAGCTTCAGTGGGCACCGGATAGCTCCTGCTGCGTCCGCTCTCCGTTCAGCACCCGCTGCAACAATGATTGTGCCGCCGGGGAATCCACGACGATGTTGATTTGGGTGTTGTGCGTCTCGCCCGGACTCTCCGGTGAATAGAGTTTCTCCATCTTGTTTAGCTCAGCAATAGCCTGTACGGGGTTGTGAAGGCGGATTCTAGTTATGAGTGTCGGGCTGGCCCCGTTCTCATCGTATTTGGTAGTGGACACGATTTCAGAGAGTGCTGCCGTGTTAGGGCTTTCCTTGCCAATTGAGATATAACCACCGTCTGCCCCGCTCTCTTGATAGTCCGTGACACGGGCCCGGGCAATCTCGGATAGGCGGGCTTTGCGCTCGACCACCGACATGATGCTGGCGTCCTCAGCCCTTTTGCGGAGTTCAGCGAGCCGGGCAGCGATTAGGGGTTTATTGAGGTTTTCCGAACCTATGAAAGCGGCAGTATGGGGTGAATATTTGGCAACAAGAGCCGCCTCCGTGGCGTTGCCATTCCTGAAATATTCAAGGCAAAATGTTTCCTGTTTTTGACTGAGGCGAGTTCTCACCGTCTACTCCACATCGGCTGCGCTACTCTCTCAGTTACGCCGTGCCGCCCGAAATGACACCTGGCACACACCACTCTGATATTGCTGTCATTGTCCGTGCCGCCCTGTCCTCTGGTTTTGATATGGTCACGCTGCCAGCCTCGCCAGTCCTCCATGCCACCACACAATGCACACGTCCCGCTCTGTTGTGCCAAGATTCTGATTGTCTGAGCGTGCGCCTGAGCCGACGATAAACGAGTCGCTTTGACAGGATGGGGAAACGATATTGCTGCTCCGTGTTCGAGTTCGTCTATGTCGAGGCATTCCCCGGGCTGGACACTTGACGTCAGCGGAAAGTCCCGATAGCACGCCGTCTCTCCGGTGGGAATCTGTCGCATGAGTCGGGAGATTTCGCGGAGTGATTCCATCTGTTCCCTATCTCAGAAATATCTCGTAGTTATTGTCAAGTGAGCTATTGACTCGCCTATATAGGCGTAGTAATATACCAGTGTAGGAAACGAGAGGAGAACGACGATGATTACGCCACAGAGTTATGCCAACCGAATCAACGAGTATGACGACGGATTCCCCGACGAGGGTCGCTACAATCCTCCGGCACGCACTCCAGCCGAAATCGCACAACGGGACATTGATGTAGAGGAACACATCTCCATTGAACTACTACGTTCAGGACTGAACGACGGCGGTTATTCCATCGTTGACAACTACGTGAAACAGGTCATCGGCAATCGTGATTTCGCGGTGTCCATGAGCCCAGAACTGAATCAGTGGCACTCTGATGCCTGTGACGGACGCATCGACGGAGATGAGTATTCCCGCAGAGCCGTGCGTATTAGCCTAGCACACCTGATTCTGGCTGATACCGTGGTAAACCATCGACTGCGTGGATATTCCCAGTCTCGGCAATCCCACCAGATCGGATTCGGGGTTTCGATGACCACCTCCCTGGCCGCATCTATTGTCGAATACCATCGCAGAGTCATATTCGCTCTCATGAGCATATAGGAGGTCGGTAAATGACAGTCAGTATTAACATTCGCGTCACAGGTGAAACCGAACGTCATGGCCTCAAGGCGATTCAGCAGTATTTCAACCTCGAACCTGACGGCAGAGCTGACCTAATTGTCAATGGTCTGGAATGCGGCGAGGTCAACGCTCATAATGTTGGGATGTTGATTAATGACGGCCTACGCATGACGTTGATGTGCCGCCGGTGTCAGTACAAATGGCGGGTACGCGGTGAGACGGCTCCCAAATTCTGTCCCGGCTGCAACTCTCCGTACTGGAACAGGGAACGCCGAGTCTAAAGCAAAAGGCCCCGGCAATCCCCGGCCTGCGGATAACAAAATAGGTCTGCGCGTCCCTCAAGAGACAATCGTAGACCTATTGCTGATAATCATACCACTGAACGTCAAGAAGTCAAATATGCTTTCCTAGACACGTCTGCGGTAGTGTTTTGACATGGCCGTTTTCATACCACTGCTGGTATGATTGCCGTTTTCTGTGTCTCCCTGACATGTATGTGAGCGCCCTATACGGCTCGTTGTCCAGCCGACTATAATGAAGCCTAATCTGTTGCAACAGTTCTCTGCCGTCCCTCCCTGTCCGTTCGAGCCTATATTTCACCTCGGCGCTGATTTCGACCGGGCTTGAGAATGGCGTTCGTTCGTTTTTTCCGCCACGTGAGCCTACCATTAAACCCACAGGTTGGTCCGGATAACGCCCTGTCTGCAACGTCTCGATGTGCTCTAGAAACCATTTGACCTGCTCACGGCAGTAGCAAATCTCCACCACGTCTACCCAACCGTGGTCAGGGTAAAAGCACTTGTACGGGATGTCCTGCCGCTTCCAACAGGTATCACAGTCCATGGCCACCTCCGAGCAGGGCAGAGCTGCCCCGAGGGCGCTTTTGCATCTCCCTGGCCACGTCCACCGGCATCTCGTCCATGTCCGGCTTGGCGTCGGGGTCCCGCCAGCGCTTGCCCATGAATCGCCGGATAGCCTTACGGCTTGGCTCGTTCAGTAGTTGCCAGAATGTCGGCATCTTCGACCTCTCTTTCTCAAACAAAAAGGCCAGTCCAGCCCTTATCGGGTCTGAATCTGGCCTCTCGCCGCGTTAGGTGAGTGGGCTATTTAGTTGGTTGCGTCAGATTTGAACAGTCGTAACGTGATTGTTTTCACCCCGTGCGATTCGTATTCCTTGTATTCTGGTAAGGGCCGGTGCTGCGCCATACACTCCAACGCAGACGGTGTTGATTCCCTGATATCGGCCTTGAGTTCACACTTAAATCCATATCCCTCGGCTACATATCCGCGCAGTACGACAATGAGCGCGTCGAATGCTTTTAGTCCGTCCTCCGTTGTCATTTCTCCCCTTTCGTTTCGTCGAATCCTATTTGCACGTTGATAAATCTGACCTTGCCCTGATGCACCCGGCACACAATCTCGCCGTATCCCACCAGGCCAGCCATCTTCTGCAACTCACGCGATAACCGCAATGATCGCTCGGCTACCGCCAACTGAGTGCGCGGGTCAGTGTCTATGGGCGGGCCTCGTCAGGGATGAATACATAGTTTCCAGTGCCGCCCTTTTGGGTCAGGTATCCGCGTCCGTCCACGACATCAACATCGGCCCCGCAATAGTTTCCCTCGATAACGACGAGGGGGTAATTGCGAACATACCTGTAATACGAGGCGACCACGGCCTTGATTTTGTTGGCGGGTTCGTGGTTCATTCCGGATTCGCTATCGTGCCGCTGATGTGCTGTGCCTGGCGGTTCATTTCATGCACTCCCGCAGGTCGGTTTTGATGTAGTATTCCTTGCCGAGTGACTTCAAGAGCGCTTCCGCCTCGCGCCCGAATTTACGCCAATCTATCTTGGCTTCGATCTCCGGCATGTGGTTCATTTTCCCCACCTTGAACATATCCACGAATGGAGATGTGTCCCGAATGAATTGCAGGGACACGGACGGATTTAACACCGGCTCGATACTCACCCACGTCTTAACCCCCTGCTGGTGGGCTTTGATTAAGGCTTTTATTCGGTCGGCAGGGTCATCTGCGCGTGGTTCCCACAGGGGCCATTGCTGATCAATCGTGAGAGTCACCCCGAACCAGTCTTTTTCCGTGAGTAGGTCAAAATCGCGTATTGGGAGTTTCCCGGCTTTAGTGAGAATCATCACCGGGACATCGTGGTCGTGCATAAGCTGTATCGCCCATCGCGTCAATCCCTTCACCGCTTCTATTGGCTGATATGGGTCAGTGGTGAAGCTCATAAACACGGGGCGATGGTCACCCGCTACTTGCATCTGCCGGAGGTCTTTTTCGAGGTCGGCTATGGCCCTCTCACGAACCGTCACACCACCATGGAAGTCGTCTGGCGTGC